ATACCTGATTCCATTAGAGCTTGAGTTACGGCAGCGGATGCCATGCTAGAAGCACCTAGACCTCTTGCTTGCATCATAGCAGCCATCTTACGGGTTGCAGCGGATGCCCAAGCAGGTAAAGGTTTTCCTTCTTCTAAACTAGAGAATAACTGATCAAGCTGATATTGTGTTGTTGCTCTTTCATCTAACTCTTGTGTAGCAGGATCAACGATAGCATCTTCACTAACAGTTCCTTGAGGTATGTCTTTTATAATACCTTTTGGGTCAACTATCTGTTCACCTTCCAACGTTCCTACATTAGGTAAATTTCGTGTAATGTCACCTTCTACTTGACCTAAACCTTTTGAGGGATCAGGAACATTTACTGTAGGTGTTGTTGTAATAGTTTTTGGGTCTAAAGTAATTTCATCAGATGGTAAAGTTCTCTTTTCTTCAAGAATTTCTCCTTCTTTTACAGTAGGTAAAGTAGGTGTAACAATGGGCAAAACACCTTTTGTGGCTATGCCTTCTCCCCCTGCAGCTATATTCCCTACAGTATTTTTTAAATCTTGATCGGTGGTAATAGTTTCTGTTTCAACCATCATCTAGCTCCAATTAATATTTTATCTAGTTTATCTTCTAATCGTTTCATTGCATCCATAATATCGTGCATATCTTCTTTAACATCATCTTTACGGGCATATTCTTCACGAGTTTTGTTTAATAGTATTTGGAGTCTTTTTACTTCTTGAAACATTTTATTAAATGCCCACCCAAATGGTATAACAACCATAGAGAGAATTATGTTCCAGAATAGCATTGCATCTATCTCCATTATACTAAGATTCCGTTGGAAAGTCAAATATTGGTGCGTTGCCCGACGCTTTACCATCACTATCTTTTGGGATATCAAACAAAGCTATAAACTCAGATAATTTAGAACAATTATTTATCTTAGTTTCTATAGTGTCACAGGCAGTTCTCACACTGTCTCTAAATGTAGCTGTAGCAGTGGGTATTGCATCTCCCTTTTCCGTTTTACGTGTGACCATCCAATCTGTTCTTATCAATATATCATTTGCTGTTCGCTTAGTTTGTGCAATCCACTGAGACTTTAAACCCGTAGTAATAACTTTTGTTTTTCCGTCTGATTTATATAGTTGATTACCATCTGAGTCTTTTGCATCTACATCATCTAAATTCTTGGGGTTATCTTTAGACCAATAAAATCTTCTATCGTAAGAATCAGGAACAGCAGGAGCATGCCAAGTTAAACCTAAACTTTTTAATTCAGATTCTGTGTAGTTTGAAATAGGCGGATGTTTTGTTCTTTTATCATCAAGCCACATCTGTCCTGTTTTAATTATTGTTCCATCTGTTTTTTTCCAGACCATTGTTATCTCCTATCTTCCATTACTAAATTTAAAAGGTTGTTCTGCAAAAGCCATGTAAATATATTTGCTACCACTAGCGTTACCATTGTCATTAGTTGTTCGTAATTTAAATCCGTTGCTCAAAAAATCAACTGATAAAACTGTTTCTGAACTTTCTCCACTAGTTCCATTAGAAAATAATTCTTTAAAAGCAACATTATGTGGATCTCGTGCTGAATCAAAAATATCCCAATCTCCAGTACCTCCTGATGCTCTTTTCCACATAATCCAAGCGGGTCGGAAACCTGTGTGAACATAGGGAAGAAGTCCAGATCCCCTTCCAGTGTACGAGCCTATCTTACAGTATCCTTCAATTTCAGCGAAACAATAGGCTACATAAGTTGCACTACTTGGGTCGTTTGTATCATCATGTCCACCTAATGTAATAACGGTACTTGTAGGAACTGTAACAGAACTATCGTCACCTAATCTTTGTGCTAAATTTGCTTGTTGTGAGAAACTTCCATCTAAATACATATAATGAGTTGGGTCACCTGCATGCCAAACAAACCATCTTTGAGTTGCAGACCTTTTCTTTATTATAAGCATCTTTGGAACTTTACCAAGTCCATGTGCAATAGTTGAATTTGCAGTATTATTTGCTGTATAAGTTACAATACTAAATCCAGACTCTGTACTTGCTTGTACTGTGCTTGCTATAGATGGAACACCACTTGATATGTCACCTACTGAAATAGTTGAGGTTGTTCCACCATTAGCTTTCCAAAGCCAAGCAACCATAAGATCATCCTCAAAATTTACCCAAGCTTGATTATCTGTTCCTAAAGTAAACCCATCTGCACCAACAGCAGTAACTCCAGTTTCTGAATCTGAATTATCAAATTCGCCATCAGTAGTAATTCTCATACTTTTATCAATACCCATTGAAGTATTGTAAAGTGCATGAGCATCAGTTCTATCTCTTTGTTTAAACCACAGCCAATCTGCTTGCATGCCGACACCAGTTATAGTTTGTGCAGTTCGATTATTAGCTGTATAAAGATGTGTTTTAAAATACTCAGAAGGTTGTTCACTTGTTGCAGCAGAAAAAGTTACATCGGGCAAGTTAGAGGAACATAATGATAAAAACCCTGACGGAACTGGGTATTGAAACAAGCCTTGTCCATTACCGTCACTATGACTTCCTGCAGAAATTGAAGTTGAAGCAAAACGACTGTCTTGCCCAAAATTAAAAGTCAAATCATTATTAGATGTTTGTCTTACACAACAAGGTGTCAATGTTCCAGTAACATTGGTATACGCTGCGTTAGTCGTTGTTCCTGCCTCTATTTGTGATTTAACTGTAGCGGAATTATCACTTGTTCCATTATTAAACCAAGTTCCTTCACTTCCAAACCATATTGCATCATTATCAGCATCAAGAGCAACCATTACAACTTCACCACTACCAGTCTCATTACCATAACTATTTGTTAAAGTATTATTATGTTTTCTTGCTCCATTACCTGAGGTATCACTTGTGACATAAACCCATTCACTATCAGTATTACCACCATCTTCATTTGTTGAATCATCAGGCATTGCATATGTATCAGCATCAAATACACCAGTAGCAAATCTGCTTGAATTATTTTGTCTTATTTCCCAATACCACTTGCCACTTGATACAGCAAAAGTAGACCCTGTTCTTGCACTATTTCCACCACCAGTTAAAACTGCTCTTAGATTACCTTCATCTAGTGCTGAAGAACTTTGTTTATTTATTGAATTAAGCGTACAAAAGTTATTTTCAGGGTTATCAAGCGAAACATCTGTTGCATCAATATCCGTGACTGAAAAATTATGTCCATTTCCAGACTTATCATCTCCTATATTTGTATTTGCATCTGTTGCTTCAGCAGTAGTAGCTACTCCATCGGCTTTAAAATCTAAATGAAATCCGTTATTGCCATAAGTATTTGTTGCACCAGTGTAGGCTTTTGGTATTGCTATTCCCTTTTTTTGTTCACAAAATGTTACTAGTGTGTCTTTATCACTATTTATAAATGTAGTATTTGCTGTTGCACTTGTATCAGTAAATATAGATTCATTATCTAAAAAATACATATCGGCAAGATAACCTTCTAAGTTTCCTGCATCTCCTACAACGTTATACACTCCTATTCTATGAACCAAACCATTAGCATTAAAATAAGTTGGAACGGTGTCTTCAGCGGGGTAATCTGTAAACACTTCAAAATGATTTGAAGCAGTGGTTGTGTCATTAAAAAGTTTACCGTTTATAAAAATTGCCATTCTGTTTCGTTCAGTTGTTTGAGTGCTATCAAAAGCAATACAGATGTGTTGCCAATTTGTAGGGTCTCTGAATAAGGCTTTTGTTTGCAAGGCATATTGGTTAGTATTACTATCAACAGCTACTATGTGAAGTGCATCTGTAGCATTTAAATCTCCATTAGCTGCGAATGTTATAGCAGCATAATTGGTAGCATTTGCACCTGCAGTAATTATAGCAGTATCATTACCAAAAGCACAAGGTTTAATCCAAAATGCAAATATCCATTTTTTACCAGTGCCTTCAGGAGTAAGAAAGGTTCTTGCTAATACTGGGTTATCTCCACCGTGCTTACCATTAAATCTTAATGACCTTGTTACAGCACTATTATATACCCCTAGTGAAGCTTCTCCTGCACCTTCTGATCGTAAAATTGTCATATTATGTCAATGCTCCTGATACAGACATTATAATTTTGTTATCGTTAGCTGAGTTACTTAATGTAGCGTTAGGTTGATCTACAGTACAAAAATAACTAAGCATGTATTTACCTGCTGTTTTAATAGCTGTTAATTGGTCTGCATTAATTAGTATGGTAGAATCAACGCTTATTGTATGACCTCCTGAGTTATCTAAAAATATTGTGCCTGATTGTCCTGCTTTAAAATTATCTAATTCAATTTCGTCAGTACCGCTTGGGGTGTAATTAAAATGATTACCATCTTCTAAATCCATTTGACCGTTGGTATTTGTTGTAACTGTACCTGTAGCTCTACCTGTTACTGTTACATCATTATTAAATGTCGCAGAACCATCCTCACTCATGTCAAGTGTCAGTGCAGTTACAGGAGAGCCACCATCATTTCCTTGAAAAATAATGTCTTTATCACTGACAAGAGATTTTATAGTTAAGTTATCACTACTTAAACTGACATGTCCAACATTAGTACCACCGTCTTTAAAAATAACTTCTTCGCCACCCGCATCTAAAATTATATCTCCTGCAACATCTACGGTCAAGTCTCCAGATGATAAGTCTATCTCTGTGCCATCAATAGTTATATTATCTACAATGACACCTGCGTTAGCTGTTACCGTACCATTAAAACTTGCATTACCTGCTTCTGACATATCCAATGTTAAAGCTGTTATTTCACTCGTTGAATCTTGTCCTTTTATAATAAAATCTTTATCATCAACATCTGTAGCTATTACAAAATCACTTGAAGAATTTATAAACTTTGCAATGGTAGTGCCACCGTCTTTAAATATTACGTCTGCACCATCTGCATCTAAAATAATATCCCCGCCACTATCTAGGGTTATTGGATTACCTGCAAATGTAACACCAGTTGTACCGTCGTGAGTTAGTGTTACGTCAGAATCTGCTCCCATGCTTATTACAGAGCTATCAGTTGTTAGTGAAAGATCATTACTAACACTTAAATCTCCTTCGTGGGTCATTCTAAATTTTTCTGTGGCTGCTTCAGAACTACCTAATTTAAATACTAAGTCTGTTTGATTGTTATCGGAAGCAAATGTTGCATCTGCTTCGGCTACAATTGATGCGGCCGTAGTAACAGCATCTGTGCCACCTGCTTCATCAGGTGCAGAAAATTCTATAGCACCTATTGTATTGCCGTCTTCTATACTATTGTCACTTGTCTGTATCTTAACTATAGCACCGTCAGATGTTTTTGCAACAAAGTCATTAGCAACTGTTAGTACACCTGTCACTTCTGTGTTACCACTAGAGTCTATGCTTAATCTAGTATTTGTTCCTATTGCTGTTGTTCCGATTTTAAACTTGTCACTATCTCCATCATCGACACCCATAGTAAATGTTTGTGTACCTGATAAAGCAAAAGATAAGAAAGGATCACCGTCTGAAGCATCGTTATTAATTATAAAACCAGTTGTGCTTTTTCCATCATTTTCTAATATTAAGCCAACGTCAGCAGAGTGTATTAAATTTACGTCATCATCTGCACCAAAATTTATTACAGCACTATCTGATTGCATACTTAAATCATCACTTAGAATTACATCATCATTTGTAAGAGTAAGTATTGTTCCTGTTGCTATTGCAGTCGTACCTATTTTAAATTTATCGCTTTCCCCGTCTTCAACACCCATAGTAAACTTTGCAGTGCCACTTAAAGCAAAAGCTAAAAAAGGGTCACCATCTGTGGCTGTATTGTTAATTATCAATCCAGTTGTACTACCTGCTCCACCTAATGTTAGAAAATGATGGAAAAA